AACGCTCTCCAGTATCACCCGCTTCAATTTGATCTATTAACTTATCAAGGAAATCTTCATCGTCATCATCAGTACCACAATCATTACATTCTTTAGTGGATTCAGCACACTTTGAACTCGGTCCACTGCAGTTGATGCCAAGGAAAGACATTACCTTTTGGATTGCTGATGATACCAGGTCAACAGAACCACCAATAAGAGATAAAATTTGTTGTATAGGTCCTAGAACTTGTCCTATCAATCCATCAATCAAAGACAGGATTTGATTAAGAATACCATCAACCAAGTTCTTGATTGCACATGCTGCTGGAGAGAAAATCTCCATAATAAAATCAAATAATAAATTAGTCAACCAAGTTACCAACTTATCAATTAGATCTTCAATAGCACAACCCAATGCTTGCAAGATTGTATCAAGTACTTTCTTGATTCTTTTTAAGATATTACCTTTGGGTTTAACAGTATCAAAATCTGCTTTTGGATCTACAGGTATTTTTTCTTTCTGTTCTGCAGGTACATTAAGACCCAGTGCTGCTTTAACTAAAAATTCAATCCCTTGACGAATTTTTTTAATAACTTCCGACTGAATCCTACCGACGAGACTTCTTACAAGTCTTGTAACTCTACCAATATGATAACGAGCAATCGCTACTTTATCATACAAGAATCCATTTACTTTACTGACATAAAAACTTCCAAGTTGACCACCAGATGCCTGGTTTGCTGCCAACATATCACCCACGATGTTAGTCAGTTGCTTACCAAAGTTACTCTCCGTACCGCAAGTAGGGTTAGCAAGGGTAACACAAGTCTTCATTCCAATAGGGTTTGCTTCACTGTGCTTGCCACGTAATGCAGCGATGATAGCGGGAGCACCATCCTCTAGATTAGCACGACTAGCATCAGGTTCACCACCATCTGTATTACCACCAGTTTCTTCGTCTACACCACCTTGTCTATCTTGTGAACGATGTGCCTGTGATTTAGTTTTTGAATCTGTATAGGTAGTTAATCCTTTACCTTCACCAGAGTCTTGTGGTTCATCAAGTTTTACTTCAGTCGCACCAGCAGTGTGACCAATCGATCCCATAATGATTGGCTTTTGCTTGTCATTATCAAGGAAGAATCCAGTTACCCAATTACCTGCACGTAGTTCTACGGTCGCACCCGTAACGCCACCGTCACTAAATGGTGTCGTAACCGGTAACATTACTTGTGCCCAAGGCAATTCCTTGGTAGGAGTAGCGTCCTTTAGGTTATGTCCTATAATTCTAACACGATACCTTCCAGACTCTTTTGGGTCATCAGTATTAGATGTTTCAACCTGACCAATCCACCAATGAAATCCATCTTCACCAACCTGGTGAGTCTGCATTAATGATGATAATACGGGATCCATATCAAACAGCAGTTACGTATTATTTATTAGGCAGTTTCTGCCTTTGAATCTTCATCTCTTCGACCATAAGAATCACGAATCAAAGTGAGATGAGTATTACCTTTAATATTCTTGAAATCATAAGCGTGATTCAGTTTAGAAATCAGATACACACCACTATGTTCTGGATCATATGGCTCTTCTTTTCTGTCAGGTGTGGCAATCATATTAGGAATAAAAATCTCAACTGTTTGTCCTACCTTGAGTTCAGGATGCAATGGAATAGTAATCTTTGCTTCTTGATTATTAATACTATTCATCCGAGAAATAGACTGGGAAATATAACTCTTCTGCCAGTCAGGAAACTCGGCAGCATTACTACCACCATCTTTTTTCTCTGGGGATGCTATTTCTTTTTCATCAAACCAAGTCTCGTGATCAATCAATGCTGACATGATTCTTGTGGGTTTAGATGCTAAATCAGATTGACCTTTCAACAAACCAGATTGAGAACCAAGATGACTCTGATCTTTAAACGAATCTTTTAATGAAAATGCAAACTCTTCATAAGAACCTGTACTGTAGTTATAGAAACACACCACAGAAGAAAATGTTCCCATTCTCAACTTGGTGAGCATATCAATCTCTTGTTTAAAATCGATAGATAAGATCTTATTTAATTTAGATTGCCCAAGTTCATCATTCTCTTGATAGAGTTGTATGACTGGAGGATTTTTCTCAAGAGAGTTTAATCTATCAATAGAGTTAAAATTGTATCCATCATAGTTCTCATAGAATAAGTATCCAGCACTGCCACTCATCTTACCATAAGAACCAGAGTCGATGTCAGCAACACCACCTTGTCCATCCGTTGCACCACCAACACCACCACCGCTTGATGCAGTGCTACTATTATTTGCATCTTGTGCTACTGTTTTTTGTAACAGTCCGTTAATGATTGAAAAAGGAGTCTTCTTTCCTGGATGAAATCTAACTTTAAATAGTGTAGGATCTGTCTTAATTTCTTTCTCTGTAGATAAGTTTTCTTTCAGCAAACTACTAACAATAGCATCAGGTTTACCTGTCAATAGTTTAGGTAATCTGATTGTCTCGTTGATCAATGCCTCTTTGGATATCATACCAAGTTTGTATACTTGCACTCTATCAGTACTGAATCTATCAAAGACTCTAAACACCTTAAAGTTATATACAATCTCTTCTTCATCTTGTCCTTCAAGAGTAATCTCAATATCTTCATAACCCTGAATAGGAAGACTTGCAATCAGGTTTCCACCAGAGTCAGAAATAACAGCAATAGCCTCAAGAGTAGGCATTGTGATATTCTCAAAGTAATAAAAGTTCTGCACCAAATCAGTGATGACTTTTTCATCACCACTGACAGAAGTAATAGTTACTTTCTTTGGTTTAAAACTAGAAGCATATTGTAAATCTTCTTGTGCCATATTATCCTTGTCCTATTTGATGTACTGGATAGTAATCTGTTAACCCGGTAGGGACAGCCTCTGGAACAACATTATCTGATGCTATTGAAGGGGGACCCGTGCCTGCAGATTTTTCCGCCGCAGAAGTATTTAACACAGTAACTGCAGGTTCAACTGACGCACCAGTAGTTTTTCTGTCTGCTTTCTTTAGTGCTTCTTGTGTCTTTTTAGGTGTTTCTGGTGCAGTAGGAGAACTAATTGCTGATCGTTTTGTACCTTCTTTAATAAAAGATTCAAGTACATCACTATTTCGACCATTGCTTGTATCAATACGCATTTTTTCAAAGTACAAATCAAAACCTTTAGTAGTTTTAAATGCATTGTGAATTTTGCCCTTATGCTTAAAGTATATTCTTTCGCCTCTCAATGCCCCAAAAGTCTGCGTAATTTTTTGAGAATCTGTAGGGGTATCACCAGATCCTCCAGAATCTATGATACCATCTTCTGTACTTGATGGGGGAGTTTGACCCATCTTACTAACAGTTTCATACCAGTCTCTACTTCTTTGTAATGGAACACTTTTGCTATAAACAAAGTATTCATCTTTAAATAGTTGTCGTACCTTATCTTTTTCTGCATTGGTAAGGTTTGGTTTCTTAAGTAAATCTAACAGTTCTGTATGCCCTCTGGCAGCAATTTCTTTCACCATAGCAGCAGCATTTGCACGAAGACCTTCGTCTCCACTACCAGCAAGTCCTGCTACTGTTGGATCAATCCCCCTTGCTTTTAACTCATCCAACAATACTTTTTCCCGACCGCCTTGCCAACTAACAGCACCATATGCAGTCTTACCACCATCATTATGAGTACCAAGAATAAGAGATCTACTTAAACTATTCTCTCGTCCTATTTCTGCCAAGGCAAGTTTAGCACCTTCTTCAGATAATCCTTGATCTTCAAACTCTGCTCCCATCACACCAGCCACTTCCTGTTGAGAAGCACTACCACCACTGCCGCCACCACCATTAGTAGTAGATCCACCGCCGCCGCCTCCGCCGCCACCGGCACCAGAAACTTTCTTTAACTTTTCAAATAAGTTACTAAAGAATCCTTTCTTCTTTGCTTCAGTTTTATCTTTATTTTTAGTATCAGAATCACCCTTACTACTCTTTTGTCCCGTTACTTTATTAGCAAGACTATTAGGCAACCCAAATACATCAGCGATAGGTCTTGCTACCTTGGCAATTTCACCCGCAAAGGAATCACTCTCTGGTCCCAGTTGATTCATTAAGTTGGTAACAGATGATAGTACTGTACCACCAGCAACCATCATAGGCAATGACATTGCATCCATTAATGGTTGTGCCATAGCATCAGCACCACTACTAGATTTTGATGCCATACCAAGATTTAAATCAGTAAATCCTACCTTACCACCAAGGTTAGATGTTCCCTTCTCAAATGATTGTGGTTTAGATGACACTGCAGAAGTTTTGGGCGTCATAGCAGGAGTTTCTGGTACAGGTCTTACCTTACCATCCATCGCACTTGGTTCGCCTTGAGTATAGTTATTGTCAATTGGAATGACCATCTCATCACCATGCAACTTCGCAAGATATCCTTCATCAGGACCAGAAACAAGACCACCAGCCTCTCGTTCTTGATATGCGTCTTGCTGTTGAAACTCAATGTTTTGTGCAGATGTAGCAGCGGGAGATGGGATATTATCCACATCTAAATCTGATTCTTCACCTTCATCTTCAGGAGTCGAGAGATCATCAAAGTCACTACTATCAGCAGCATTTTTAACTGCTGCTGCACCACTCATTTTTTGAGCACCTTGTTTATCATCAGTGGTTTTCTTTTGTAATGCTGTCTGTGCATTAATAGCAGCAGCAATAGCATCTAACTTTGCTTCAATAGTATCAGTTCTTTCACTCAATTG